CCTGAATCGTGTCGTAAGGGCAATGAGTTGATTCTTGAAGCTAGTTGCGAACTTCTACTTCAGCGTAAGCAACTAGCTTTCCAGCCCTTTTAATGACTAAATCAACCGCATATTTATCAGGATTAGCCTCTGCAACAATTCCCCATTTCATAGTAAGCCATTTGCTAACGGCCTCTCTAGTCAATGGATCGCAAGCATCATGCAATTCTTGATTAAATTTTTTAGTTATCACCAGCCAAATCCTGTAGTTTTAAAGCTATTTCAACCAAATCAACAGCTACTTGATAAGCCTTATCTTTTTTACCTTTGAGCATAGCTTCTTCATAATCTCTTGCTAGTTTGCGTAAAACGATAAGGGGTAGTGCGTAATCATTCATATTAAATCCTCTAGTTTGTAGCCTTTTGCTTCCAAGGCTTTGTTAAATTTTCTTAATGCTCTTTCCAATATTTCAGCTATTGCTTGATGGCTTACACCCTCATATTCAGCTATTTCACGCAATGTCATGGGTTCGTTCATATTGCCCCCTGTCTGCGATTGCTTGATAGCGTTCTCCAAATATCAATAATTCGTTGTTCATGCTGGCGCTCATTGTCTATTTTCTTAAATTGAACATAGGCTTTAAGGTGAGCATCCACCGCTTCAGCGTATTTAACGCTTGCTAGAGCCTTTTGTTCTCTTTCCGATACTCCGCCTTCAGCCAGCAAAAACGCATGAGCCTTGGCTTGTTTAATGCCCTCTGATAGGTAATTTACTTGTCCTGCCCAAGCAGCATGATCTTCATTGGTATCAGCCAGCCTTGTTAAAGCCATTTCCACCCTGTTTTCATTTAATTGATCTAAATTCATTTCCATTCTCCTTTTTCATCAGCTCTGTTTCCTTTCAACCATTGATCTTCAAAATCCCTTACCAACTGCCAATCCAATTTACTTTTGTGCATATATTCCCTAAAAGCCTTTAAACCCCATTGCCTGCGCCACATAATGAGCTGGCGAACAGCACATTGATGCTTATAGGTTTCCACTTTCATATTTATTTATTCTTTCACCTATCCAACGCATTACAGGAACTGCCATTGAGTTGCCCAAAGCCTTATATCTTGCTCCACTAGGGCAATTTTCACGAATATTAGTGTAATTATCAGGAAATCCTTGCAAACGCTCGCACTCAACTTCTGTAAGCCTACGAACTGCCATATTCCCAATAATAGGAACATGGCCTCCCCCAGCACCCATGGCATTAGTCAAAGTTGGGCTAATTTCTTCTCCAATAGCAGCGTTTGGATGTTGACCGCCAATACAAGCAACTCCATGCACATCAGTTACATTTAAAGTGAATGACTTTTCTTCATTCCAACCAGACCCATTGGCTTTTTGACTTGTTGCGCCAGCGCCCTGTAAAGAATATGAAATCATATTAAAACCATCGGCACGACTCCATTCGTGACAAGTGGTTTGCAATGTTGCCGCTACATTTGTTGGCTGGTTTCCAGCAAAGCATTTAACAGCGTTTGAGGCAATATCTTCCCCCTTGCTTTTGCTCTGCGAATTATTCCCTGACAGGCTTTCGGACTCAAATAATACTTTTGCGGCAGATTCCCAGCTTCCAAGACATCCGACAACAAACACCCTTCTTCTTCGCTGTGCGACTCCGAAGTTTTGAGCATCAAGCACTCTGTAGCTGAACCCATAGCCGAGTTCAACCAGCGCCCCGAGGAAGGAACCAAAATCCCGTCCTCCATTGCTACTGAGGACACCAGGCACGTTTTCCCAAATGCACCACTTGGGTCTAAACTTGTCAAGAATCCCAACATAGGTGAGGGCGAGGTTTCCACGAGGGTCTTCGAGTCCTTTGCGGAGTCCTGCGACTGAGAAAGATTGGCAGGGAGTTCCTCCGACCAAAAGTCCAACTGTGTCATTTAAATTCCAATCTTTATATTTAGTCATATCTCCCAAATTAGGGATATTAGGGTAATGATGAGCAAGAACTTCACTAGGAAATTTTTCAATTTCACTAAATCCAACTGGTTTCCATCCCATGTCATGCCAAGCTACTGTTGCAGCTTCAATTCCTGAACAAACACTTAAATAATTCAAAACCTAGCCTCCTCAAACTTAAATACTGGTTTATTAACTTTTTTAGCCACAATCTTCCATTCAGGCCGTAATGAAACAAGATACTGAGCCTCAGTTTTGCTTTTAACCTGGCGGATCATGCCTAATTCGTCATAAATGTAATAAATCATTGCGTAACCTTTTGTGTAAATGCTTTGATCTTTGCCATAGCTTCCTCACGCATCTTTACACCAGCATCAATTTCAGCCTGAGTTTTCTGATGAGTAAGGGTTGCTTCAGGCTTAACTGGAATCCTGCCAGCTTGTGAGCAAAGCTCTTTAAATGCCATTGGAGTAGTAACAAAACCCTTTGGATCAAGGTTATTCAACGCAAAATCAAGGATTGGTCTGTAAGTTAAGTAATTTCCAATCATCTCTTTCCATACATTCATTACAGCCAATACATTCATATCGCCCCAATGATTTGTAATCTTTGCTCCGTAAATGATGGAAAACATTTTAAAAACATACTTGATCCCATCGTCTTTAGTGCAAAAGTCTGATTCTTTGTATTCTCGATCCATCACTTATTCCCCTCAATTTGCGCCCAAAAATTGCTCATCTTTGCTTCTTTTTTAGGTTCTTGCTTAACCCATTCAGCCTTAAATCCTCTCCAGCCTCTAGCAGAACATTCAGCCAATGCTTGCTCTAAAGACCAGCCAGCCTTTTGAGCTTCTTTGGCAATAGATTTAATTACTGTTTCTGATATGACAGCCCTTGATTTTTTTCTCTGCAAAACAAAATCATTCCATACTTCAACTGATACACCTTCAGGTGCTTGTATTGTTTTTATATGGTTCTTGGTTCTTGGTTCTTGGTTCTTGGTTAGTTGAACGGATGTTGAACGCTTGTTGAACCGAGCTTCAGCAGATGCCTTTCCTGCTTTACTGGCTTGGTCTAGACGGCTGTGATACTTGGCAATTTCTTCATCAACTCGCTTACTATGCCAGCAATCATCATCGCAAAATTCAAAGAATTCATGCAATATTGATTCAACAGTTTCAACGGATGATCGAATCCGTCTAGCTATGGTTGAACTGTCGTTGAACGGCTGTTCAGTCATGTAATAGAGGTCAATCATGCGCCTATAAGCCAAATCTTCCTCATCAGTAAGATGGCTTGTATGGCTTATGTAATCCCCAATATGAAATGGGTAAAAGTTCACAATTAGTCCTTTGAAAAAATATCAGGTCTTAGCATTTCTCTTGTAATACGGCCTTCGGAAAGCTCCTCAATCTTGCGAATATGCTTAATTGGGATATTTGTCCTGGATCTCCATTGGTAAACAGCCGTTTCTCTAATGCCTAAAAGCATTGCCAGCCTGTAAAGAGTCCCAAATTCGACCTTTAATTCACTAAAAATATCCATAAAATCTCCTTTTCTTGGGCTATACTACCACACAATAACACTTTAGGACTTAGGGAATGTCCTAATAAATATTTTTCTCAAAAGTGTTGATTTGTGATTATTTCGTGTATAGTTACACCTAAGCAGTAAATTTTTTAATAAGTGATGAAGGGAAAGTAAAAATGAATACAACAATGACAGCAGTAGAAGCAAAACGATTAAATCAAATTTTTGGTTCTGTAAAAATGGCAGAAGCAATGATGGCAAAAAATGCTCGTGTATCACAGCCAACAAAACAAGAAGTATTAGCTAAGTTAAAAGAATTAGATGTTAAAGGCGATAAAGCTAGAGCAGAAGGTAATGTAGAGAAAGCTAAATTTTATTATGGTTATGCTTTAAGACTTGCAGTTAAAGCTGGGATTTAATTTTTTAAAGTGATGAAAGGAAATTGTATGAACCAAAAACAACCAACAACTCTAGAGGTAATTGCCTCAATGCTCTTAGGAGCTGCCATAGGCATCAGCCTATCTCTTGTTTATATTTACAGAACAGGAGGATTCTAATCATGGGAATGTCTAGACATGATGCTTACTACGAGCCTGATGATTATGATGATCGCTCTGATGAGATTGATGAGCTGACATATCAGCTAATGAAATCAGGCGCTGAATACGATCCTAATGATGCCTCTAGGGTTGCCGAGGCTTTAGGTGAGTTAGATGCAGATACCGCCAAAGCCTTGCAAGACTGCATAGATACAGGCAACTATGAAATGATCGGCAGAAAAGTAATGATGATCGCATTTGATTACATGGAACGCTTTGCCAAAGACCACGCAGAACACGAAATTAACGCATAAGGAAAAAGTGATGAACTATAACGAACTACGAAAAATCAATGTAAATGAGCATACAGAACGCAAAGGCAAATTTACCTATTTAAGCTGGACTTGGGCTGTAGATCAGCTCCTTCAAAACGATCCAGCAGCAACTTGGACTTTTGGCGATCCTGTTTACTTCAATGAATCAGTAATGGTTTTTTGCACAGTAAATGCTTTTGGTAAATCTATGACTTGCCAAATGCCTGTCCTAAACAATACAAACAAAGCTATTGCTAACCCTAATGCAATGGATGTAAATACCGCCATGATGCGCTGTTTGACCAAAACAATCAGTCTTTTTGGCATTGGCCTGTATATCTATGCTGGCGATGATTTGCCTGAAGAAGAAGCTGTTGATTTAAGCGTTGAATCCGATAAATGGGTTTTAGCAATTAGTGGATGCAAAGACATTGAGGAACTAAAGGAAATCTATGGTGCAGCCTATAAAGCCTTGTCAAAAGATAAATCAGCAGTTTCCAAGATCTCCAGCGCCAAAGATGCCAAAAAAGCAGAGTTGGGAGCTTAAAGCTCTATTTGATGAAATTTTAAGAAAAGAAAGCGAATTTTTTAAATGAAAGCATTTCCAAGGACAAATGGAGTATTTGCCGATGAGCTTGGCATGAATTTGCGAGATTATTTTGCAGCTAAAGCATTGCAAGGAATGGCTGCAAACCCTAATGACGATCACAATCCTTTTGAGCATGAATATGAAGAATATGTAAAGGGAATAGCAGAGTGCGCATATATTCTTGCCGATGCAATGATGGAGGCTCGCAAATGACTACATTTACAACTGAAGATTGTATTGCAGCAATCCAACAGGGAACTCCTGAATGGCATCAGCTTCGTTTAGGGAAAGTTACCGCCAGCAGAGTAGCTGACATATTGGCTAAGACAAAATCAGGTGCTTCAGCTAGTCGAGGAAACTATCTGATTGAGCTTGCCTTGCAACGAGTTACAAAGACCATAGAAGAATCATATAGCAACTCTTATATGGAATGGGGAACTGCTACAGAACCTCAAGCCAGGGTTGCTTATGAAGTTAAAACAGGCAATTTTGTGGATCAAGTTCCATTTGTAGATCATCCGACTATTGCTGGATTTGGTTGCAGTCCTGATGGCCTTGTCGGAACTGATGCTTTGATAGAAATAAAGTGTCCATCATCGGCTACGCATTGGAGCTACATAAAAGCCAATGAGCCACCGCAAAAATACTTTATTCAAATGCAAGCTCAAATGGCTGTAACAGGGGCTAAATGGTGCGACTTTGTATCATTTGACCCAAGGATGCCTGAAAGAAGTCAATTGTTGATTGTGAATGTTCCTAGAGATCCTGAGTTCATTCTTTACATGGAAGCAGAAATTAAACAATTTTTAAGTGAAGTCGATAAGGAAGTTCAACTAATGGAGAAAAGGAATGAATCTTAAGGAAGTAACAATCAAATTTGATTGCTTGGTTGCTGGCTATAGGGCAGATCAAATTGATAAAAGCGATATGTTTAGATTTTTAGAGCAACAAGTGAAATCTTATGTAGGCGCTAAAGATATTGGAATTATGGGTAATGCAAGACTAATCATTGAAAGTAAAGAAAATGGCAATTAAATATTTTGTAAAAGCAGCAATGTCTGAATATGAAGATAAAACCGATGGCAAAATGAAAAAACGCTATCAGTCTATTGGAGTGGTAATAGAAACCAAGCATGGACTAATGCTTTCCTTGGAATCATTGCCGTTTTTTTGTATGAAAGAAGGAAAAATTTTGGCTTACTTAAATGAGCCTGAAGAAAAAGGAGCTAATGCACCAGCTCCAGCAGCAAAATCTGTAGATAACATTGATGAAGATATTCCATTTTAAGGAGAAATACCATGTTGAAAAAAGCACTTGTAGCAATGGCAGCTTTCTTTGTAGTAGGCTTTGTAATGGCTCAACACGCAAACTGCTGGCAACAGTATGTCTGCGGAGGCGGAGGTTGCCAATGGATCACTATCTGCCGATAAGGATAAATATGAGCGACTATATTTGGACTGCGCCTGGAACTGATATTACTATCCGATGGAGGCTTGCTGGCTGGACTCCTCCATCAGAGCTTCAAGAATACAAAGACAAATGGAAGTATTTTCAAAATCTGCCTTTGCGTAATCTTGATGATCGAGCAAAAGAGGCTTACGAGGCTGTATTGCGTAAGGCCAAAGTAGCGAGGATTAAATGATCTACGAAAAAGTTCCATTTGCAGGAGAAATTGCAGTTCCTGAAAATGAGTGCGAAAGACAGTTTTTTGAAACTTTTCCTGATGTATTTAACACCAATGAAGTAGCCTTAAAGGTTTGGACTATGGCTTGGATTAAAAGCCGTATCTTTACCCTTAAGGATATGGAGCAAGAATTTAAGAAGTTGTAATTACTTTTTCATGGGATGAGCCTTGTTCATAGGCTCTTTCTCATGTTTTTTTAGCTCTTGTTTTACTTCATAAACAGCATTGCGGAGCTTAATTACTTGAGCTTCCTCACGTTTTTCATGCGCTTTTGTTTCTTTAAAGAATTTATCAGCCATTTTTAAGCTCCTAGTATGTCCATTGCTTTATGGGTTCGATCAATACGATCTTGTAGTCCATTAGTTCCACCATTGATCCGTTTGGTAATGGTATTCCAATCTTCATTATCTGCCAAAGCATTTAAGCCACGCTTATTCCAAAACCAACCAGCAGTCATAGCAGCGTTCTCAGGCTCTAAAACAAGCTCAGGATGCTCCGCAAATGGTTTACCTAGGGCTAGTCCGCATACTGTGTAGTTTGTGCGCCCTGTGAGCTGAATTAAGCCCCTGCCATGAAAGCGCCAGCCATCTCCATCTTCTGTATTGCCAAGATCAGCTCTACCGCCATAAACCTTATTGGCAATCATCTCAGGATTACGCTCATATTTTTCAGCAACATCAATTTCATGGAATCGGCTAGGCCATGTAGCCATCAGACCTTTTGCGCTGTAATTGAGGTTTTCCTCAAGAATTTTAAATGATGCCGATTCATGTCCACATTGACCAATAAAAGCAGCTTGCCTTACTGGGCTGTTAATTTCATACTTTTTAAAAGTTTGATTTAAAGGTTCTAGCCATTTAGCATCAATTCCTAATGCCTGTAATTGTTCAATCGTCATTTTGACCTATCTTTATTCCTGTAATAAGCCCAATAAAACCACCTACAATAGTTTGAAATGCAGGGCTTAACATTTCAAAAACTTTATCGTTATTTACCTTGTCATGGAATAAGCCAATTAACATAACGGCAACCATAGATAAAAGAATGATCGCCAGCGATACTGTGGCAATCATAGTCATGCGTTGAGAGTGTTTATTTGATGGATTCATATTGTTTATAACAAGCCTCTAAGCCTATCCTTATTTCGTCTGCCCTGGCAGCTTCCCTAATAAGAAACTCTGCATCCTCGGCAAAAAGGGCTGATCCGTTGCAACTTTTTCCATTTGTGGTTTCTGAGGAACGACTGGAACGCTTACGCA